GCCCGCTGCGCGTTCTGCGCCTCGGTCAGCGCCTCCGCCAGCGAGTGGGCGCGGGTGCGGTACTGGTCGCGTTCCTGCGCGACCACCGCCAGCTGCGCCTCGGTGGCGCCCACGGACGTGGTGTTGGTGGTGCGGGCCTCGCCTGCGGTGCCCGCCGGGTCCGGCGCCCTGGCGCCGTCCTGAGTCTCCGGCATCGGAGTCTCCCTCTCTGTGGTTGGTGCGGTCGGCGGGCTGCCGCCCGCGTTCTGGCCGGTGCCGGACGTGACCGGCAGGTTTGGGGGGGTGGTGTGGCCGAGTAGCCGGTCCAGCCGGGTCAGGTCGGTGACCATCTCCGCCACCGGAATGGGCAGCACCGCCGGCGGGAGGGTGGCAACCTCACCCTGCGGCTCCGGGCCCGGCTCCGGGCCCGGAGCCGGTTCGGGCTCGGTGGGTGTGTGCGTGGGCGGTGCGGTGGGGGCTTCCCCGGCCGGGTCGGGCACCGGGTCGTACACGGTGCGCCGCACCACCTCCACCCGCGTGTCGGCCAGGGTCACCTGCCGGTCGACGATGCCGTAGCCCTGCTGCCAGTGCCGCTCGTCGTCGCTGTACCACACCAGCCCGGCTTCGGGGTCGAAGTCCATCACCCACGTGGCGCACCGGCCGTTGGCGTCCGCGTAGATGGCGGCGATGGCCCGCTGCAGCAGGGCGCGGGTGTCGTCGGTGGACGCCTCAGCGGCGGTCTCCTCAGCCGGCTCCTCCGACGGCCCGGGTGGTTCGTCGAACAGGTCCCGCTGGAACAGCTGCGGCGCATCGGCCTCAACCCGGGCGGTCCACGCCTGCAGGGCGTCACCGATCGCAGCGGACAGGGTGATCCGTTCGTCGCGGGTCAGCCTGCCGTCGCCGTACATGTCGTCACCCAGCTGGGTGAGCACAAGATGCAGCCGGGACTCCAGCCAGGCGCCCACGTTCCGCGCCTCGGCCGCGCCGGCCGGCCGGGCCGACTCCAGCACGGACACCACCTGACCGCCCGCCGCCGGCCTGGTCACGAAGTCAACCGACCGGCCCTCGACGATCTCGGACACGATGAACCCCTCCCTACCTTCGGCCTCACCGCGGTCGCCCAGAATCCAGGACCGGATCGACATGCCGATGTGCTCGGCCATGTCGGTCAGCGCCTCCCGCCACGGCTGGAACAGCCGCACCTCGGCCATCAGCGCCTTCCGCTGCGGGTCCCACCGGGCAGGGGTGGTCATGACCGCGGCCAGTAGCCGCACGCTGCCGGCCGGCCGGGCCTCGTCCTCCTCGTCGGTGGCGTGGTCGACGAACGCCTGCGTGCCGGCCGGGAACGCGGACGGGCCGTCGCGGCGGAGCACCTCAGCCGGGTAGTAGCGGCCGTTCAACGACCAGCCGGCGCGGATGAGCTGGATCAGCATCCTGCCCGGCCGGCCGGTGCGTGGCGCCTCCACCGTCCCGACCTCGGTGGCCGCCTGCCGGGTGGGTGCGGCCACCGATTCGGCGGCCAGCCGGGGGGTGCGCCACGCGGCGGCGGCGTGCATCAGCTGCAGCCCCTTGCGGGTGGGTGCGACCCGGCCGAGCTGCCGGCGGGCGCGGCGGGAGTTGGACACGGCGGAACCTCCCCACGGCCAGGGGCATCACAACGGACAGGGGCAAGGAGTGGCCGGACTTACCGGCTAGCGGAGGCTCACTGTTGGGTGGCGGCGGCGAACCGCTGCCACACGTCGAACGCGGCCCGCGCCCGGTCGGTGTCAGCCTGCACGAACTGGAGCCCGCTGTCCCCGGGCAACGGCTGGCGGTGGTCCCCGCCCCGCTGCATCACCTCAGGGATGCCGGCCGGGAACGCGCCGCAGATCGACGCCAGCGGGCCGCCGGACGGGGACCGGCGGGAGCGGAGGCGGGTGCAGGCGAAACACTGCGCAGGCAGCACGGTGGTCACGCCGCCGCCCGTTCCGCCAGTTCGCGCATCTTCTCGCCGATCACCCGGATGTGCGGCCGTGCCGCCAGACCCAGCGAACTGTACTCGGCCCATATTTCGGCCAGCAGCTCATCACCGCTGGAGGCACCGTAGGTGGAGACCAGCGACCGGAGCTGGTTGAACTGGAGCGTGGCGGCAAGGTCCAGGTGGAAGACCGACCCGCCGGGGCCGGTCCGGTCGATGCTGATCCCCAGCTCCCGTTCCAGCACCGGGAACAGCTCACCCATCAGCAGCTGGTCCCCGCGGAACAACGACGCCACATGGTGGCCGTACTCGTGGGCTATCGTGCCCGGCAGCGCCGCCCTGCCGGTGTCGACCATAAACCCGCTGGCGACCGCGGCCTGGTGGCTCCCGGCCAGCTCCCCGGACAGCAGCTGCGGATGCAGATGCATGTGCCCGCGGGTCGGGCCGGACATGAACACGTAGCCGAGGGACCCGTCGCCGTCCTCACCGGGGCCGAAGTCGCCGTGGCCGTGGACCCCGGCCAGCCACAGGGCCGTCCCGGGCGCAACCGCCGCCTGAGCATCCAGCTCGGCCAGCACCGTGGTACGGGCCTGCCCGGTGATGTCGTCGGCCACCACGGTGCGGATGTGCTGACGGGCCGCCACCACCGGGTCTACCCGGACGGCCGGGGCAGCCGGCGGGGGTCGGGTCGGGTCGGCTGCCAGGCGGCGCAGGTCCCGCACCGGTGTCGGCACCCGCGACGGACGCCACCCCGGGTTGAGCCGCACCGTAGACAGATCGGACCAGCGGACCCGGCCGCTGCGGAGCAAAACCAGCCGACCCGGGCCCGCGATCCGCAGCTGCTGCGCCTTAGAAAGCCCGTCGAACCACGCCTGCGCGTCGGGCATGACCGACGGTGGCTCCGGCGCGGTAATACCCAGCTCGGCCCACGGGGCAAGGACCGGAATTCTTGCGCATCTCCCTTGAACATGATCATCCGGGCCGGGTGTGGCGGCCGGGAACTGCTGGCCGTGCATCACCACACAAGAGATACACACCCTTGAATCTAGTTCGGCCAGCCACTGCCACGCCGGCACCACATCCGAGTTGGCTGTGTGGATCTGCTGCGAGGTCACCCGGTAGGCGTCCAGCATCTCCGTGCGGGCGATCGTCAACGCGCGGGTCAGGCCGCCGTTGAACCGGCCCTCCACGGCCGTGAGCATCCGGGCGGCGGCGGTCCGCGGGTTGTCACCCACGTCCACCCCGCGGATCAGCTCCCGGCGGATCGCGTCCAGCGCCTCACCGGACAGCGGCAGCAGGTCGGAGGTGATCTGCCCGGCGACGCGGCGGCGGATCACCTCCACCGCGTCGGTGCGGATCCGCGACAGCACGGTCAGCCGCACCGTGTCCCGGTCCTGCTGCTCGGCCACGGCCAGCCGGCCGCCGACGTGTGCCAGCAGCGCTGCCCGCTCCACCGCCGGGGCCTGGGAGGCGATCAGCGCCGGCTCCCGCTCCACGTCCAGGTCGACGAGCCGGCCGGCGGCGGGGACCGTCTGCCGGGCGGTGTACTCGGCCAGGCCGGTCAGGGTCGTTTCGACCCGGTCCAGGGCTTCGATCACCCGGGGCAGGCGGGCAATGTCGGTGGGCCTCGGCCAGTGGTCGAGCCGCCCGGCCTCGGCGACCAGGTCGGCGGCGGCACCAGCCCACAGGCTGGCCTGCCCGTCCCACACCCGCACCCACGCGGCGGTGAGGTCCCGGACCACCGTGTCGACCTCGACGCCGATGTCCCGGCGCAGCCGACGGGCGATCTGCAGCGTGCCGCGGGTGACCGCCACCGGGTCACCTCCGGCCGGTCCGCGTCGGCTACGGCACCCGCCAGCAGATCAGCGCCTGGCGGCGCTCACGTATCCTCCGCAGGCTCGTCTTCGGGTTCATCCGGCGGCTCATCATCGTCGCCGCCCATCGGACCCGGCCCGGCGTCGACCGGATCCCCGCCGGCACGGGCCAGACCGGCGGCCTGCCCACCCTGCCCACCTATCGGAGCCGGGGTGGGCCACAGGAACTCGCCGGTGGTGTCGTCGAGCATCTCCTCCACCAGCTCGTCCACATGCTGCACCCCGAGGGCGGTCAGCAGCAGCCGCAGAATCTCCTGCGGTGGCACCGTGCCGGTGGATGCGGCCTTGACGATCGCCTCCACCAGCACCGCAGGGTCGGTGTCGTCCAGGTCCGGCCAGGTGATGTCCACCGTCGCCGGGGTGTCCCCGGCCAGCTCCACAACCTCCCGGTCGTAGAACGGGTCCCGCACGATCCGGCCCTTCAGCGGCCCGCGCGCAGACCGCACCGCCTCGGTGATCACGTAGGTGAGGATGCGTCGCAGCACACCGGCCCACAGGGTGCGGCGCTTCTGCATCGCCAGCTCGGTCGGCTGGTCCAGCGTTTCGGCGGTGGCGCGGGCGCCGACCGTACCCGGGTCGCCGAGCAGCATCGTCACCGGCAGGTCCAGGGCGGTGGCGACCATCGCCGCCAGCGGCCGGCCCGACTCGGAGTCGATGCTCGCACCCGACTTGGGGATGGCCTCCAGGATCGCGTCCATGGGGTGAACGGCGGTGGCACCGGCGTCGAGGGCGCGGCCGGTGGCCGGGTCGGTCGGCGGCGCGGCGCCGACCTTCGCCACCGCCTGCCGGCGGGCGTTGCCCTTGGAGGTGAGCCGCCACGCGTACCGGGACAGCGACTTGATAACCGTCGCCCAGTCTTCCAAGAACACCTTGTAGGCGCGGGCCCAGTCGATCGCCGCATACGCGTCCGGGATGCCACGCTTCCAGTGCAACGGCCGGTTGACGGTGACGTGCAGGATCGGGGCCGACCATTCGATGCGGATCTCACCCAGGCTGCGGGGACGCCGCTTCGGCCGGTAGTCGACACACGGGTACAGCAGCTCGCTGCGTTCGGTCTGCGGCAGGCCCGACAGGTCCCGCCCGAGCTGCACCCAGCGGCGGCGGTAGAACCACGGTTCGGAGTTGTCCTCCGGGTTGGTGACCACCTCGA